GCATGAAAGTTGTGTTCGATTTCGTTAAATCATGGATTATGGAACTACCCAAAAGCTTTTGGTATGCAGCCATTACCTCCGCATCCATCCTCTGTGCGATAGCAGAGAAGAAGAGAGCCAATAAAGTGGCTCAAGATCTCCGAACCCAAGCTCAAGACCAACTCCTTGCCCGCGACCCCCTTGGAAAAACTCCCGACGAGGCAGAAAGTGACACCCGAAACCACCAACCCCGCCTACGACAACAAGCTCGCACAATCTCCCGAGCCAAGCCCACGATAGTCAACAGAGCAGAGATGGGTCAGAGTATGGGGCAGTTGGATGTTATTGCTAAAGTCAGAAAACAGCAATATCATCTATCTGCCAAATACGATGATGAATCAGTGCTCGAATGTGGAACGATAACCAACGTAGTAGGACAAGTCTACTTGATGCCCCAGCATTTTTATGTGAACCTCCAGACCCGCAAACCCGTAGAGATCCGAATGACCAACCACCTCAACCCGAACGTAGTCCTCACCCGCCCCTATTCAACTTGGATAGATGGGCCTGTAGTCAACCTGACCGATGAAAACGACGCCCCCAGAGACCTCTGCATTTTCGCTATACGCGAAATTCACAGAGGCCGAGACATCACCAACCACTTTGCCACCCAGGAAGATCTATCTAAGATGGCCGATCGAACCTTCGACGCGACCATTTCAGGAATAGATGTAGAATCAGGAAGCCCCGTTTCTACGTCCCATGGTGGAAAGTGCACGCTTCTCTCTGAAGCGTCGTTGCACAGTTACACCATGGGAGACATACAGATGCGAACCACGAAAGTTGCTCTTCACACCATCCCTACCAAAGTCGGAGATTGTGGCAAAGTCATTAGCGTTAACTCAGACGTTGTGACTGGCCGCCTCTTCGGCATCCACATCTCCGGAAACTCTTCAGGAAGGAACCACGCCCAAGTCATCTCCCGCGAAGAACTCCGCTCCTGTATTGAGCTTCTTCCTTCCACAGCTCAATGCGGTAGTGGGTTTACCAACCTCCAAGATACTCCCGACCCCTTCAATGTTGCTTTCCTCCACTTAGGCAAGCATCCGATTTCGATCCCGCAAGCATCCCGATCCACGATTACCAAATCCACGCTCCATGGCTTGATTCAAGAACCCCTCACACGACCCGCAGTTCTCCGACCAACGAAAGTGACCATCAATGGAGTGGAGAAACTCATTGATCCACTCCATGAAGGCGCTAAGAAGCAAGGAATCAATTGCGGATATGTAGATCCCGCAATCCTTGAAAGCGCGGAAATTGATGTTCGAAATCTCCTTCTCTCCCAACTCAGACCCGACGGCCCCGAACCCCGAATATTGACCACAGAAGAAGCCATCAAAGGTGTCCCTAACGATGAACTCTTCTCTCCGATCAACCGAACGACCTCCCCCGGATTCCCCTACACGAACGAACGAAAACCCCCTGGCTTCGCCGGTAAGACGTACTGGCTAGGCAAGGGTGATTAATGGAACCTCGACACGCCCCAAGCAAAGCAGCTCCTCGCCGACATCGATGAACTCGAAGACGCTTGTAGGAACTCAAGACCCACTGAAATATTGTGGGTGGACACTCTCAAAGATGAACGCTTACCCCACGCCAAAGTGGACATAGCAAAGACACGGATTATTTCCAATGGACCGATGCATTACAACATCCTCTTCCGGAAATACTTCATGTCTGTGCTAGCCCACATCCGTCACAACCGCATTCTAAAC